GTTCTACACTGAAGACGCTGGTTATTCGCTGGCTGTTCAGGTTGACAATGATCTGCACGCGGCTGGTACTGGTTTTGGTGATGGTGGTGCTGTTGTATTTAGCCCTGCTGCTACTGACTACCAGCACACTGGCTGTTTCTTCAATGACAATGGCACTACCACTCAGTACACTGATGACACTCTGGTAGCTGGTGATGAGTTCACGGATGCTTTCTTCCGCGACATGATTCAGAAGCTGGATGACAACAACGTACCGATGGAAAATCGTAACCTGATTATTCCGCCCGCAACGCGCAACGCGATTATGGGTATTGATCGGTATGTGTCTTCAGACTTTGTATCTGGTGGTACTGTAAACAGCGGCTTGATCGGCAACCTGTATGGTGTAGACGTTTATGTTTCTGCCAACTGCCGAACTATTGAGGCGGCGGCTGACAACACTGCAGCAAGCGTGGACACTCGCGCAGCGATGTTGTTCCACACTGAGGCAGTCGTTATGGCAGAGCAACTTGCTGTTCGTTCGCAGACTCAATACAAGCAAGAGTACTTGTCTACTCTGTACACCGCAGACACCCTTTACGGTGTTCAGGTGTATCGTCCTGAAGCTGGATTTGTTCTGGCAGTACCATCTGCCTAATCCAAACGGGGGCTTCGGCCCCCTTTCTTCTTTTCAGGCTGGGAATTACCAATGGCTAACTACACTAAGACTACTGACTTTGCGGCTAAAGATACTTTGCCCGGTGGAGACACCAACAAGGTTGTTCGCGGCACAGAGTTTGAAACAGAATTTGATGCTATATCGACTGCGATTGCTACGAAGTCTGATACAGCAAGTCCTACTTTTACCGGCACAGTTACCATCCCTACTGTTGATATAAACGCAGGGGCTATTGATGGCACAACGATAGGCGCTAATTCAGCCGCCGCCGGTACTTTTACAAACTTAACTGCAAGCGGAACTCTTAACTTATCCGGTCTTAGTGTTACGTTTTCACAACTTGATGCTGGCGCAGTTACACTTTCGTCTGAAACATTTTCAGATGTAGATAATCAGATTCCTACCAACGCCGCTGTTATTGACTACGTAGCGGCTACTATTCCTGCTATTTCAGAGGTAAACGATCTTAGCGCTGTTGTAACGTGGGCTAATGTGCCTGATGCAAACATTACTCAATCTAGCGTCACGCAACACCAAGCGGCACTATCTATTGCGGCTACACAACTTACAGGGAACATTACTGTTCCGGGTAACGTAAGGCTTGCGCCAAGTGGCACTAACTACACAGAGCTATACGGTAATACAAATGCCGGTGCAATTCGTTTTAATTGTGAGTCTAATACTCACGGTGTAACTCTTAAAGGCCCACCTCACTCAGCGGGGGCTACTTATACCCTAGAGCTTCCTAATGCTGATGGCTCTGCTGGACAACTGCTTAAAACAGACGGATCTGGAAAGTTAAGTTTTACGACTGTTAACGCTGCTCCGACTATCACTGCCACTGCTGATGGCGCTATTGCAAATGGCGACCCCTGTATCATTACATCCGCAGGAAAAGCAAAAAAGGTAACAGGTAGTACCTATCTAAAAGGCACAGACTACACATATACGGCAAGCGATCCCGGCACAAACATAGGCATTGCTTACAATCCTGACTTGGATCATTTCCTTGCATTTTCAAAGATTGGCTCTAGCAATAAAATTTATTCTCTCATTGTTGACCCGTCCGCAAATACGGTAAGTGCTGGTTCTGACGTTACTATTGATACAAGCAGTACTCAGACCTCGCAATGCGTTATTTACGACACCACGGAAGACGTATTTGTAGTCGCTTACGCTGATGGGTCAAATTACGGCAAGGCTTCAGTGGTCTATCGCAACAGCGGCACCACTTATGCTGCTGGGGCATTAACGACATATCACTCTTCAGCGACCGGCGACAATCGCCTTGTTTATGACTCAAACGCCCAGCGCACGGTTGTGTTTTACAAGACTGCAACAGGTAATGGCAATCTTAACGGCTGTGTATTGCAAGCAGATGCTTCGACCAACACCATAACGGCGGGCACGGCGGTGTCGGCAGACAACAGTGGCGTTGTCGGCAAGCTTTATGGTGCTACATTTGATTCAAGTAACAATAAGGTTGTTGCAATCTACGAAAAAAGTTTCCGTTTGTATTCAGTCGTTGGCACTGTAGACAACAGTGATAACTCAATTAGTTTTGCTACCCCCGTTGAGTTACCAGCAATTAACAGTGAAGGAAATTATGACCCTCATAGCGCCGCCATAGGGTATGACGTTTCCGCTAGTCGCCTTGTTGCGCTCACTGCGGAAACAAGCAATGCAAATGAATTTCAAGGCACATTCCTGACCAGCGGATCAATAAGTGGAACAACTGTCACTTGGAGGCCGTGGACTAAGTGGCTGACAGGGGCAGATGCTTCTGGAAACTACTACACGATTGTAGAGCCAACTTTTGTATACAACTCCACGACCAACACAAACGTCTTAGTCGGGGAACGAACAACCGGAAGTCAAATAACCATGCAGGAGTTCAAGCTGGACTCTAACGGCGACCCATATTTTACATTGGGGCCAAAGGTTATTGTAGAAGGCACTAATCAAGACCGTCAAAGAATGGCTTATAGCACCACAGATGAGCTAATGGTTCTGGGCAGGGCGAACGGGAGCAACACAACGTATTGCGTTGTTAAAGATCGTAGTGGCGCCCTTACTGAAGGAGAGTTTGCAGGAATATCAGATGCCGCATATTCAGACGGGGCTACTGCAACACTGCAAATTACGGGAAGCGTTGATGATTCTCAAACAGGACTAGAGGTTGGAAGGCTTCATGTTCTTCAAGGTGACGGCACTATCGTCCCCAAACATAATTCGGGAGATTATGTGACCGCCGCCAGCAACAAAGAGCCTAACGTAGATATTGGTGTAGCAAAGTCTGCTACAGAAATCTTAATACAGTAAGGAGGGACTGTGAAAGTTATTACGGAAACAGCCACTAAGGTAGCCAAGTATCTACTTGATGACAGCGTCACAGTAACGCTGGAGTCAAACAGAATTGTGTTGGGCGACCTTTCCGACCCAGATGAGTATATAGCTGACTTAAACTCTGGCAACGCGACCTTGCATACAGGTGCTACAGGGCCAGTTGATGGTGACGGAAATTCAACGTGGTATGGCTGTAAGTACACCTTTGATGGGACAACTTGGACGGAAGTTCCCGGCTGGACTGATCCTGAGCCTGAGTAAAATTTTATGTGGAAGTTCTTATTCTTTATCTTGTGCTTGATACCTACACCTACACATGGGCTATTGGCAGTAGGACAAGGCTAGAGCATTACAGAATTTGCAAATACAAGGAGATAAATAGCGAATCAGATCAAACGTACACCTGGTATTTACCTTGGCCTAATTCATATTGTGATCCTTACGTTATATACGAGGTGACAAATGATTGACCCGATTACAGCTGCGGCGGCAGCTACGAAAGCATACGCAGGGGTCAAAGCATTTATTGAGGCAGGCAAGTCCATCGAGGATACGTTTCAAGTAGTAGCCAGATGGCAAGGCCATGCATCAGATGTTTTGTATGCAAACAAAAGGCAGCAGAAAAGAACCAACCCACTTAAACAGGTGGTGTTTGCAAGCTCAATAGAGGCAGAAGCGGCTCAAATGTTTGCCGCAAAGAAAAGGATAGAAACTCAAAAGAAAGAGTTAATAACATTATTGAAGTACGCATACGGTAATGAGGGTGTAGAAGAGTACCGTAACTGCATGAAAGAAGTTCAAGCGCAAAGGCAGAAAGAGGTCTATGCCCAACAAGAAGCAAAAGACGCACTAATTAAATCATTTTGGATTGCAGTTCTTGTGTGTATAGCTGGGCTATTAATTACATTCATCATTACGTCAGTATCGGGAAACTAAAGATGGAAGAACCAACAAAACAAGTAATAGATGTAATTAGCTTCGGTACTGTTATTGGCACTATCTCTGCCATTCTTCCACCACTTTCTGCCCTATTTACGATTGTCTGGGTAGGTATTCGTATTTGGGAAACCGATACAGTCCAAGAATTAACAGGTCGGAAGCGCAGGCGCGATGACAAAGGCCGATTTGTTAAGGATGATGACTAATGTTACAAGCACTATTAGGGCCGGTAGCAGGGTTGGCAAAAACATGGATGAACAATCGCCATGAACAGTCTCAAGCCAAGCATCAGGCAAAGATGCAGGTCATTAGTAACACTGCCACCTGGGAAGAAAAGATGGCAGACGCTTCGGCAAATAGCCTCAAGGATGAGTTTTGGACAGCTATTCTGGCAATCCCTCTCCTTTGTGTTGGTTATTCTGTTGTGGCTAATGACCCCAGTATTCTTGATCGCGTGGCTGATGGTTTTCGCGCTTTGGATACTCTTCCAGATTGGTATCAGTATTTATTATTTCTTGCGGTATCTGCGTCATTTGGAATCCGTGGTGCTGATAAGCTGATGAAGCTGAGGGCCAAGTAATGTCGCTGACGGTTGCATCTGAAGACCTGGTAGATAAAGGCAATCAGATTATCCAGCTATATAACCAGTATCTAGGCCGTGATCCCTTGCAGGGCGGTCTTGATGGCTGGCTTGCGACAGGTCAAAGCATTGAGCAGATTGAGCAGGGTATAGCCAACTCGCCTGAAGCGGGTGTATTTCAAGCATTTAACGAAACTGTTGGCCGCAATCCGACAATGGAAGAGCGGGACTATTTCGTAAATGTAAACCCTACACCTATTGAGGCTGTTGAAGAGGTCTTATCTAACACGCAGGAAGCGCAACAGTTTCAGACCCAGCAGCAGCTAGATCAAACAGATATGCTGGCTGATACAACGGCTGGTGACACAACAGTAGATACAACGGTTGATGATACAGACGAAACAAAAAGCACAATTCTTGAAGATTTTTATGCCCAAGAAGGACAAACAATAACAGGGCCAAGAGGCAGAGAAGTTACCGTTACTGAGGATATGTTAGATCAACAACTTCAGGGCGAGTTAATAGCAGCGCAGAACTTTGATTATGTTCCATATGGGTCTGTTGATCCTGATGACTACAAAACAGATGAATTTGGCAATGTGATTGTAAGAGTTGACCCAGTTTTTGGGCCTCAAGCAGCAAGTGGCGATGCTCTTGGGTTTTCATTTTCTGACAAAGAAGCAGCAAATCAATTGTTTGGCGGTCAAGCCGATCAGGTTGAGTCTGCTATTCGTGATATTAACTCTGATCTTTATGCAATCACGTCTGGCGCCGCAGAGCTTGGGCTAACACTTCCAGAAGAAGATCAACAAAGGTTGAGGCAAGAAGCTCAAGAGTTGTATCCAGATGCTTCTGAGGCAGAGTTGCAGTATGTGTTCAAAGAGCTAGTCAAGGATGAGCTTGGTATAGATGATTTCCAAGCAGAAAAAGTAAGGTTGTCTGAGCAGAGAAACGATTTGTTAGCTCAAGCTGGCTTTGATATTGCAACTATGGGCGAACGTGCTGGCCCTCAACAAACTCTTGTGGGTACTTATGAGCTTGATACAGGACAAACTACATTTACGATAGATGCAGATACTGGCGATATTACTACTTACACCAAGCCTACTACTGGTACGTTTGTTAAAGGCTTGATTACTGCGGCGGCTACGGCTGGCGTGGCTTCTGCATTAGCGCCTGCTATTGCATCATCGCTAGGGATTAGTAGCACATTAGCAAAAACTGCTGTCACTACAGCATTAAATGTGGCTACAGGCCAAGACGTATCTGTTAGCGATGCCTTTTCTTTTGCTTTAAACAGCCTTGTCCCCGGTGCTGGAGACGTTGTTGAC